GCCGCAGGTTACGGCACCAACGGCTTCTATATCACAGGTGCAACAGCCAGTGACTTGGGTGAAGACTTCTCAGGCAACAACAATGATTTCACCAGCAGCGGACTAGCCACCACAGACCAGATGCTAGATACGCCGACGAATAATTTCTGCACTTGGAATCCTCTAAAAACAAATTCCTCCGCTACGCTATCCGATGGCAATCTAAACTACACAGCATCAGGCGCACAACGAACTACGTCAACTTTTGCTGTCAATTCTGGAAAGTGGTACGCCGAATTTACAATTAGTGCTGCAACCGGCAGTCAGACTTGGGGCGTTGTTGATATTGCCCAAGTCTCTTTGTCAGATGCTTACATAGGACAACGCTCCTACGAGTGGGGAATTGATGGCCTTGCTCGCACATGGAACAACGGCTCTAACGCCGCAAATTACACAGATTTTACGGCAGGTGATGTTATTGGCATTGCTCTTGATATGGATAACGGCAAGGTCTGGTTCAGAGATAATGACGGTACTTTTCTAAGTGGGGGTGATCCTGCTGCTGGAACTACCCCAGATTTTTCGGGATTGAGTGGAGACATTTGTTTTGCAGCACAGTTTACTGGTGGAAATGTTACAATAAACTGTGGTCAATCTGCTTATACCAATACCCCGCCCACCGGCTTCAATGCACTATCCACCGCCAACCTTCCCACACCATCGATCACAGATGGGTCAGCGCAGTTCCAAACCTCTCTTTGGAACGGGAATAGTTCAACGCAGACCATTACTCAATCCGGTAACAGTATCTTCACACCGGGGCTTATCTGGTCGAAAGGCAGAGATAACGTACAAGAGCACGTTATTTTTGACCAAGTTCGTGGAACCACTAAATACATTCAACCTGACAACAGCGGAGCCGAAGGTACACAATCAGGGGTTACTGCATTCAACTCCGATGGCTTTGATCTAGGCTCATGGGCTGTTAGTAACGGAACTGGTCAGACCCATGTTGGGTGGCAGTGGAAAGCCAACGGCGCTGGCAGCAGCAACACTGATGGCGATATTACGTCTACTGTATCAGCCAACCCGACATCGGGCGTATCCGTGCTTACCTACAGTGGCAACGGTTCTGACAACCAAACTATCGGGCATGGCCTTGGGATTGGCCCAAAAATGATATTTTCAAAACGAACTGATACAACTGGCAACTGGACCACTTACCATGATACCGTTGGCATAAATCAGGTGTTTTATCTTAATCTTACCAGCGCACCGACAAGCAATACTGAGCAATATCGCGCTGTACCGACTAGCTCTGTCTACACCATTGGTGTCGGTGGTGACATCAACGCCTCTGGTGGAACTTACGTTGCATATGTTTTCGCAGAAATCCCCGGCTATAGCTCTATCGGGAGTTATGAGGGAAATTCAAGCACAGATGGTACTTTTGTGTACACCGGATTTAAACCTTCTTTTATCCTGACCAAGAACATAGACACCGCCGACCAATGGGGAATCAGAGATGCTGCTAGAAACCCATTTAATGTTACGGACAAATTGTTAAATCCAAACGCAGCGACTGCGGAGACTACCTCAACGACGGGCTACATTGATATTTTGTCCAATGGTTTTAAGCCCCGTTCGTCAGATTCTAATATCAATACGCAGACCATTATCTACATGGCCTTCGCAGAGAACCCATTTGGGGGTGACGGCGTTGCACCAGCGACAGCAAGATAAGGATAGATAAAATGTGGAAATACGGCAGTAAAACCATCCGCGAACACAAGTCGTGGACTGACGATAACGGGGTCACGCACCCTAAAAATTGGCATATCTGGTCGCCTAGCGAGAAGGCTGCTGCTGGTCTAACTGAGGTAACACCGGAGACGCCACCGGACTCGCGTCTCTACACTTGGGGCTATCAAGCTGACGGTGTGACGATCTCCAAGACACCCATAAGCATGACTGATGTGGGTTTGGTGGATAGCGACGGGAATGCGGTGAACGATGACGATGGCAACCAGATCATGCAGCCGGGGGTCCGCTCTCAGCTAAAGGCTGAAGTAAAGTCTCAACAGGGTTTGTTGCTTGCACAGACTGATTGGGCTGTGGTTCGGAAGGCAGATAAGGGGACCGCAATCCCCTCAAACATTCAGACATGGCGTGATGCAATCCGGGCCAAGGCAACAGAAATGGAAACGGCCATCACTAACGCTGCTGATACTGACGCAATCGCTGCGCTGTTTCTTACGTACACGTTAGAAGATGACGGCAGCACCACGAAGTCAGGTATACTGTACGACTGGCCGGAATTTGAAAACTAGGGTCCGCTAAATGCCTCTCAGTAAGCTTCAATTTAAACCCGGAATAAACACCGAACTGACCGCTTACGCTAACGAAGGTGGTTGGCTGGATAGCGACAAGGTTCGGTTCCGTTTTGGGTATCCCGAGAAAATAGGCGGCTGGACAAAATACTCAACGAACGCTTTTTTAGGGTCTTGTCGTTCCCTCCACAACTGGAGGGCTTTGGACAACTCTGAGTATTTAGGCGTCGGAACAAACCTCAAATTCTACATTGAGGAGGGCCTTACTTTTTACGACATCACCCCCATCCGTGCCACCACCACAAATGCGGCAACCTTTTCCGCAACAAACGGCTCCACAACGCTTACGGTCACGGACAGTAATCACGGGGCCATCGTAGGGGATTTTGTAACCTTTAGCGGTGCGGCGACTTTAGGGGGAGCAATTACAGCTACCGTCTTAAACAAAGAGTACGAAATTGTCTCCGTGGTAGATTCCAACAGCTACACGATAACGTCTGCGGTTGCGGCGAACGGGTCAGACACCGGAAACGGTGGAGGCTCTGTTACAGCGGCTTACCAGATAAACGTCGGTATAGACACTGTTGTTCCGGGGAATGGCTGGGGAGCGGGGTTCTATGGCCGCGGTACGTGGGGGTCTGGCGCGACAGTGGTTGCGGGGGGCGAAAGCATAAGAATATGGAGTCAGGATAACTTTGGGGAAGACCTCCTGTTTTGTATTAGGGACGGAGCCACTTATTATTGGGATAAAACTAACGGGGTAAACACCCGGGCTGTGACCTTGGCGAGTGTTTCTTCTTCAGCCCCAACTATCACCCGTCAGGTCGCTATCTCGGATCGGGACAGACACGCCATTGCATTTGGCTGTAACCCTTTCGGGAGCGCGGTTCAAGACAAGCTGTTGATACGCTTTTCGGACCAAGAAAACTTAACTGATTGGGAGTCCACCGCAACCAATACTGCGGGGGATTTGGTTGTAGGTACCGGTTCTGAGATTGTCGCAGCGGTAGAAACCCGCCGCGAGATTGTCATACTCACCGACGCCTCTGTCCATTCAATGCAGTACATAGGGCCGCCCTTCACTTTCGGCCTCAGTCAGATTTCATTAGGCACTAGCATTGCTGGAGCAAACTCCGCCGTCGCGGTTAACGATTCGGTCTTCTGGATGGGAAATGACCGCTTCTACCTCTATGACGGACAGGTTATAACGCTCCCGTGTACTGTTTTAGACACCGTTTTTGATGACTTTAACTACACTCAGTCCGACAAGGTAGACGCGTCAGTTAACTCTAAATTCAACGAAATAACATGGTTTTACCCGTCGGGGGGCTCTAATAGCAACGACCGTTACGTCACCTTTAACTATCAAGAAAAGGTCTGGTATTACGGTTCTTTGAGCCGTAGCGCGTGGCTTGACCGGTCTATTAAGGAGTTCCCGATAGGTGCTTCCACGGACGGTTATTTGTACAACCATGAAAACGGAGTGGACGCTGACGGTCAGCCCCTGACCGCGTACATTGAATCCAGTCCGGTTGACATCCAAGATGGTGAAAACTTTGCTTTTGTACGCAGGTTATTGCCGGATATTAGCTTCCTGAACTCCACTTCCGGGGCGGATAAAGAGGTCACTTTCACCCTCAAGATGGAAAACTTCCCCGGAACCGGGTACACACAAAGCTACGCGTCGAGCGTAACAGACAGCGCTACCCAGAACCACGTCCGTATTCGAGGTCGATCTGTCGGTTTGAGACTGGAATCGGACAACCTCGGTGTTACGTGGCGTCTCGGCAACCCGCGGATTGATATACGTCAGGATGGCCGTCGATGAGCAGTCGAGGGCTTGTACCCCCTCTATTTGCAATTCCTCCTACGCAGTACGAGCAGTCGTACTTTGCCGACATTATCCGAGCCTTTTCCTTCTATGTTGTACAGCAGCAACAGGCAGGGGAGGGACGAAATACGTCTCTTGTTCTAACCGCTTTGCAGTCAAATGACGTTGGGTTGGAGCCGGGAGCTTTGTTTGAGGTAGACGGCTTCGTTAAGATTTCTCGTCTATCTTGTTCTAACCCTGCCGGAACCAGCGCTACGGGCTCTGTCGGCACAACAACGGTTGTAACACCATGAGTGATATTATTACGATGCCTAACGGAAGCCGGTGGCGTCCTTCGAAAAGCAAAGAGCATATCAAGTGTGCGTCTTGCGAAAACCTTGTTGATACTCCGGAGGAGCTGTTATCTTACCCCTCCGGAAACTGCCCTGATTGCGGCAATTCTTGGACTGGTGCCGAGGGCCGCGGTACTGTAATATATGTAACATCCCCCGAAGAGATTACCGGGGAATCGTGAGGGCACAATGGCTTCCAATCTTGCTTTAAAAGAAGAAATGACCGAAGGCTTGGGCAGCTTTGCCTTGGGCGAAGCGGACGCCGAAGCGTACCTTGCGGAAGAGGTAGACTCTGGGGGGATCGCGGACCTCGGAGCTATTCGGGAGCGCATGGCGAAGGCGGGTCGTTTTGACGACGACCATGTCGGTCATTTGGCTACGGGTGAGCTTGTTGTCCCCGCGCCTCTTCTTGAGAAGCTGCCAGAGCTTCGGGAGTCCATCCTCGGCCACCTTCGGGAGATGGGTGTAGAAGACCCGGAACGTTATATTGTTGGCAATGAGCTTAACTCCGTCAACCCTGAAACGGGTATGGTGGAGTTCGGGTTCTTCAGTAGTATCTCCAAAGCCTTTAAGAGCGTCGGTAAGTTTCTCAAAAAAGCCGCCCCGACAATTATTAAGGTTGCGGGCACCGTTGTTCTTACGCCGTTTGTTGGTCCGGTTGCCGCGGGCATGATTGCTAACGGTATCGGCACACTTGCTGGAGGAGGCAGTCTCAAGCAAGCTTTAATGTCCGCGGCAATCGGGGGGGCCACCGGATACCTTGGCGGCCCGGACGGTATTTTAGGAGACATCGGCGCTCAAGCACTTGGCGGAGCCGCCGAAGCGGCTTTGGTTGGCGGAGACATGTCTCTTAGTGGCATCGCAAAAGGTGCCGCAATGGGCGCGGCGGGCGCGATTGCAGGTAAGGCCGCACGGGCTAATCTTGGCAGCACCGAACTGGGGAAAAGTCTAAGGATGAAGGACCTCGGGGACACCACCACTATGGACCTTATAAAAGCGGACGTGGGGTATGGCGGCACTTACAGTGCCCCCGGCATAAATACCGCGACTGTTAACGACCAACTACGGCTTCCGGAGACGCCCGCTCAAGTTAACAAGGCCGCGCAAGTTAGTAACGCCGCGCAAGTTAGTGCGGCAGACGCTGGTCTGACGGGATTTGAAAATATGCAGGACAGTGGTATCCTCGCGTCCACCACGCCCACCACGCCCTCTCAGAACATGTTGCAGAGAACACTTGGCGACAACATGCTTACTCGCACAGTAAGCGACACAGGGCTTTCCCGTGCGCTTCAAGACCCTGTTCAGGCTTTTACGGGGGCCAAAGAATTTACAGGGGCCGATCTTTTGAGCCCTAACGCCCCTCACGTCCCCGCGGACCTAAAAGCACGGTTTGACGCGGCAAAAGCGGGGGTCCCCGCCACAAGCCATTTGGAACTAGCGAACCAAATGGCTTCCAAGGCCAGTCCCGGCTTTATAGGGAAAAACCCCTTGTTGACTGCCGCCGCAGCCGCCGGGGGTGTCGGCGCACTTGCGTACGGCATGGATACCGAGCAACCCGAAACAGAGAGCCCCGGAGTTGTTCCTTCCGGTTTTGCCACAGGACCCTCACAGGAAGCTATCGCAGCAAACCGGATGGCCGCTATTTCCGGCGACCCCGACGCGTTGAAGCCCCTTACGTTTGCCAACCGGCAAACACGCGTCAACCCTGCAATCAATGAAGACCTCCGCCGACGGTTCCCGGGTATATTTGCCGCCGCGGACGGCGGAGAGGTGTTTCCGCGCCGCACTGGTGGTATAATGCCTGACGAGGGAGTACCGGGGAAAGACAGTGTCCGAGCCCTTGTTATGCCGGGCGAGTTTATCTTTACGACAAACGCGGTCCGCGGAGCGAGCCCTGACGGAAGCCTTGAGGGAGGCATAAACAACATGTATTCGGTTATGCGAAACCTTGAGACTCGCGGAAGAAGGATGGCCTAATGGCGGAACCCACAATCACAGAACAGGTTGTCCGCGAAGCCCCGGACATTGAAGCCATTAAAATTGCGCTCCTCCGGGACGCGCAAGAACTTTCGGCTACACCTGTTGACCTTGCTGACTATCAGGTCGCAGGACTTACGGACCTTCAGAGGGTAGCGCAGGGCCGGGGCGAAGCAGGTATTGGAGGTTTTGAACCTTACATAGCGGCAGGCTCCCAGCTAATGGGTCAGGCAGCTACACCTGTTCAGGGCGCGCTTCAAGCTGCGACCCCGTCCATAACCGGTGGCATTGGCAGCGGTCAGGCCATGATGGGCCAAGGCGCTCAGGGCTTTACCGCTGAACAGCTTGCGGGTTACATGAACCCGTTCCAGCAAGCTGTATCAGACGAGATTAACCGTTCTTATGACATAGCTTTCAATAACGCCGCCGGTCAGGCTGTCGGTCAGGGCGCTTTTGGCGGATCACGGGGCGAGGTTGCCCTACAGGAGATAAACCGCAATCGCGCCACGGCTCTTGCACAGGCGCAGGCGGCTAACTTTAGTCAAGCTTCCCAGCAGGCAGCGGCAGAGCGCCAGCGCCAGATAGCTGCG